AAACAAAAATAAATTATAAACAATGGCAGAAACTTTAATATCACCAGGCGTTTTAGCAAGAGAAAACGACTCATCTTTTGTAAGTAAAAGACCAGTTGTCGTAGGAGCCGCTATCGTTGGCCCAACAGCAAAAGGTCCAGTAGAAGTTCCAACAATTATTACTACTTACAGTGATTTTGTTAACAAATTTGGTACTACTATTGAAAGTGGTAGTGATTTAGATAAAAAAACTTACACATACTTTACTTCAATAGCAGCTTATAATTACTTCCAGAATGGAGGTACATCATTATTAGTATGTAGAGTAGTATCTGGATCTTATACTTCAGCTACAAGTTCATTAATGCCTACAGGATCAGGCGGTCCTACAACAGGTAGATCTCCTTTTGTATTACAAACATTCTCTAAAGGAGTAATAATGAATAGTGATAGTACTGAAACTAGTGGATCTTTACTTAGTGGATCAGCAGATAATTTAAGATGGCAAATTGTAAATTCAAATTCATCATCTGGTACATTTGATTTGTTAATTAGACAAGGAAACGACAATCTATTACAACCAACAGTACTTGAAACTTGGACTGGTTTATCATTAGATCCAAATTCTTCAAATTATGTAGCTCGAGTAATTGGAGACATAAATGAGAATTATGATTCAGTAAATAACCAAATCCAATATTCAGGATCATTTACTAATAAATCAAATTATGTTAGAGTAAGTGCTGTTAATTATACAACTCCTAATTATTTTGATAATAATGGAATAGCTAAAAACCAATATACTGGTTCACTTCCAACTAATGCATCAGGTGCTTTTGGTAATGCTACAGGTACTATAAAAGGAGGAGCTAATTTTTACAGTAATATTAATTCTACTAATACTCAAGGATTAGTTGGTGGAAACTATGATAATATGATTGATTTATTATCAAATATGGATGATTATAGATTTAATATATTATTAACTCCTGGTTTATATGATACTGATTATACTGCTCAAGTATCTGAAATTATCACAAATACTCAAAATCGCGGAGATAATATTTATGTTCTTGATCCTGTAAAATACGGACAGAATGTACCTACAGTAACAGGTCAAGCAGCAACACGTAATACATCATATGCAGCTGAATACTGGCCTTGGTTACAAGTAGTTGAACCTGTAACAGGTGAATTAGTTTGGGTTCCTGCTTCAACAATGATTGGTGGAGTATATGCTTACAACGACTCAGTAGCTGAACCATGGTTCGCACCAGCAGGTATTAACAGAGGTGGTTTATCTACAGTAGTAAGAGCAGAACAACGTTTATCTCAAGCTCAACGTGATACATTATATACTGGTAAAGTAAATCCAATTGCAACATTCCCAGGAACTGGAGTAGTAGTATATGGTCAGAAAACATTACAAACTAGAGCATCAGCACTTGATCGTGTAAATGTTCGTCGTTTATTAATTTCTCTTAAATCATATATTTCTCAAATCGCTAATACATTAGTGTTTGAACAAAATACAGCAGCAACAAGAAATCAATTCTTAGCTCAAGTTAATCCATACTTATCAAGTGTTCAACAACGTCAAGGTTTATACGCATTTAAAGTAGTAATGGATGATTCAAACAATACACCTGATGTAATCGATCGTAATGAGTTAGTTGGTCAGATTTATTTACAACCTACTAAGACTGCTGAATTTATCTACTTAGACTTCAACATTACTCCAACTGGTGCATCATTCCCAGCATAATTCTTTAAAACATAGATATTTATAATAAACATAAAATAAAAATAAAATGGCAGTATTAAATCCAAACGAAATATTTTTCACAGCATTTGAACCGAAAGTTAAAAATCGTTTCATAATGTATGTAGATGGAATCCCATCATATGTTATTAAAAAGATTGGACCAGTAGGTGTGGATATGGGCGAAATTAAATTAAACCATATTAACGTTTACCGTAAAATTAAAGGAAGAGCACAATGGGACGATATCGAAATGACATTACATGATCCTATTACACCATCAGGTGCTCAGGCAGTAATGGAATGGGTACGTTTACATCATGAATCAGTAACAGGTCGCGATGGTTACTCAGATTTTTATAAAAAAGACGTAACAATCAATATTTTAGGACCAGTAGGTGATATTGTATCTGAATGGATTATCAAAGGTGCATTTATTAAGAAAGCAGGATTTGGTGATTATAGTTGGGATGAAGATGCAGCAGCACAAGAATTAACAGTTAACTTAGGAATGGATTATTGTATCTTGAACTTCTAATTAATAAAAATAAATGTAAAGAAAGCTCACCTAAATTTGGTGAGCTTCTTTATTTTTCATATATTTATATCCGAATATAAAAAGTTATCAAATAAAGACTATGGAACAAACATTTAATTTTCCAACAGAAGAAATCGAATTACCATCAAAAGGATTAGTGTATCCTGAAAGCAATCCTTTATCAAGCGGTAAAGTGATTATGAAATATATGACTGCAAAAGAAGAAGATATTCTTACTAATCAATCGTATATTCAAAATGGCACAGTATTAGATAAATTATTACAATCACTTATTGTATCAAAAATCAATTATAATGATTTAATTGTAGGTGATAAAAACGCTATCATGGTAGCTGCTCGTGTCTTAGGTTATGGTAGTGATTACTCATTTAGTTATGGTGGTCAAGAATATACTATTGATTTAGGTTTAATTGATAACAAACCATTTGAATTATCTAATAAAGGTGTCAATGAATTCAGTTATACTTTACCGTCAACGGGCGTTAACATTACTTATAAAATCTTAACTCACGGTGATGAACAAAAGATACAAGCTGAAATAGACGGCCTTAAAAAAATTAATAAAAACTCATCTGCTGATCTTTCAACACGATTAAAATATATGATCACATCAGTTGGTGGAGAACGAGATCCTAAATCAATACGAGAGTTTGTTGACAATCAACTTTTAGCCCGGGACTCACGTGAATTAAGAAAACATATTAAAGAAACTCAGCCAGATGTTGATCTAACTTTTTTTCCCGACAACAGTGCCGATAGAGTCGACATTCCTATCGGAGTTAAGTTTTTTTGGCCTGACTTCTAATACAGCACCACAAGCAAGAGCTAATTTATTTACTCAAATACATGAAATTGTATTTCATGGTAAAGGCGGATACGACTGGGGAACTATTTATAATATGCCCCGTTGGCTTCGCCAATTTACTTTTAACAAAATAAATGAGTATTATCAAAAAGAAGCTGAAGAATATGATAAAGCTAAAGGTAAATCTTCAAACAAATCAACATTAGTAGATCCATCAGGAAATATTAATAAAGAAGCATTTAGAGAAGCATCTCCTCAAGTAGCTCCAGGGCCTAAAGTAAAATATAAATAAAAGTTGTATTTTTTAATATTTATAACAAATATATTTTGTAAAAATGGCTACAACACCATCCGGAGAATCAGATAAAGCTAAAAAATCACTTAAAGAAGTAAGTGATATTGTAGGTGTTATTGATGAAGGTTTTAGAGAACTCACTAGTAGATTAACAGATGTTGTTGATGAAATCAAAGAAGGTGCTAATGAGTTAACATCATTTAATAATGTTACTAAAGATGTTAATCGTTCTCTTCGGAGCATGAGTAAAGTCAATGAAGACTTAATAAAAAATCAAGTAAAACTTAATCAAGGAAAATTATCATCAAAACAAATTGATGAACAAATTAATAAAGCTGTAGCCAATAGACAGATTTTAACTGGGAGACTAGAATCTCTCCAGAGAAAAATGAATGAAGAAGCTTCTGTTTCTATTGAACAACACCGTGAAATAGAAAATCTTCAAAGATCAATAGCTGAAATATCTGAAGAAGTAGAAGGAAATTTTAAAAAACAAAAAGAAGAAGCTCAAAAACTAGAAAAAACTTTAGGTCTTACAGGTAAAGCATTAAAAGGAATATCAAAAATTCCTATTTTAGGAGATCTTGTTGATACCGAAGCAGCATTACAAGCCGCAACAACCGCAGCACAAAATGGAGCAGGTAAAATAGGTGCATTAGGTGCAGCTATGGGTTCTTTAGGTAAAAGCCTTTTATCTAGTTTAATGGATCCTGTAGCTGTAATAGGTTTGTTAGTTAAAGGATTTATGAAGTTAATTGAGTTAGGTTTTGCTGCTGATAAAGAAGTAACAGATCTATCTAAATCCATGGCTATTTCTAAAGATCAAGCCTCAGCGGTGCGAGATAGAATGGTTGAGATTGAAAAATCTTCAACTAATCTTCTTATGACTACCAAAAATCAGGTAGCTGCTCAATTAGAATTAGCTGATGCTTTTGGTGCAACTCAAGGATTTACTGAAAAACAAATTGAAGACCAAATTACTTTAACTAAAAGAATAGGACTATCAGCAGATGAAGCCGCAGGTTTACAACAATTAGCTATGGCTAATGGTAAGACTGCTGATGATGTTGTTAGTTCAACTATTAAACAAACCGCTGCATTAGCTAGACAAACTGGGATTCAATTAAACAATAAAAAAGTTTTAGCAGAAGTAGCCAAAGTATCAGGCCAATTAAGATTACAATATCAAAACAATCCTGAATTAATAGCTAAAGCAGTTGTTCAAACACAAAAATTAGGTGTAACATTAGAACAAGCTGCTAAAGCATCTAAAAGTTTATTAAATTTTGAAGAATCAATTGAAGACCAAATATCAGCAGAATTATTAACTGGTAAACAATTAAATTTAGAAAGAGCAAGATTATTAGCATTAAATGGAGATGTAGCAGGTTCAATGCAAGAAATGCTTAGTCAAATAGGTAGTGCTGCTGAATTTTCTCAAATGAATGTTTTACAACAAGAAGCATTAGCTAAAGCAGTTGGTATGACAGCAGATGAATTAGCAAATTCTTTAATACAACAAGAAAATTTAAATAAATTAGGATCAGAAACTAAAAAACAAATTCAGGCTCAAGCTGATGAATTAAGAAAAAAAGGAAAAGTTGAAGAGGCTAACCGCTTAATGAATTCTATTGGAAATGAAGAAGAAGCAAAAAAAGCTTTAGAACAACTTTCAGCCCAAGAAACATTTAATGCCGCTGTAGAAAAATTACAATCTATAATTGGCAATATAGTAGCAGGTCCTATGGGTGAATTATTAGATAAATTAGTAGTATGGATGTCAAATGCTGATAATATAAAAGGGTTAATGGAAGGTATAAAAAATGTTGCTAATGGTATAGGAAGTGTTATAAGTTTTATATCCAAACATTGGTATAAATTAGCACAAATAGCTATTGCTTTCGCAGCATATACTGCATTTGCATCAGCAGCAGCTATCCCAGTAATTGGAGTAGGATTAGGTATAGCAGCAGCAGCAGCAACAGAAATAGCAGGACAAGCAATGTTAGCTAAAGTAAGTGATGGTGAAATTAGTAGTGATGGTTTAGTAGTAGGTAAATATAATAAAGGTCAAATACAACCTATAGCTCAAGGAGCATCAAATGATAATGTTATATTTACAACAAATAAACCTAACCCATCAAACACTAATAATAATGCTTCTATGAACATAAATGTTCTTTTAGAAGAACAAAAACGAACAAATGCTTTACTAGAAAGACAAAACAATATTTCAAATGTAATAGCAAATAAAAATACTAATGTTCAATATGATTCTCAAGCAGCAGGACAAGCAGCAGACGTAAATTCATATAGAATAGGTAGTCAATTTATTACAAATTAAAAACACAAAACATGGGATTATTAGATCTATACTATAATGTAGGAACTCAGTTTAATCAAATATATAATGATTATTCAACTCAGTATCCTCAAACAAATACAGGTACTCCAACTAATACCCAAAACCCAGGAGGACCTACTCAAAATTTTAATCAAGATTATGATGGAAATGATACGTATTTAAACAATTTTCCTAATACCTTAGAAAATACTCTTGATATTACTAATTTAGATGTTGAAGATCCAAGTGTACAAGGAGGTCCAAATGGTGATAATACCACAGTATATCCACCTACAATAACAGGAACCCCTACCCCAACTGCAAATCCCGGAGGTCCACTTACTTATTTTTATCCAAATTATACTCCATACGCTAGTTATTTAAATAATGTTGGAGGTGGAGTTTTATACAATACTTTAAATATTACTAATTTAGATGTTGAAAATCCAGGTGTACAAGGTGGTCCTAATGGTGATAATACAACATCATATCCACCAACTGTAACTGGAACTCCAACTTCATTCGCAAATCCTGGTGGTCCTTTAACTTATTTTTATCCAAATTATGCCCCACAATTTCAATATATTTACAATATTCCTAATGGTGGTGATGGTGAATTAAGATATACATTAGACATAACTAATTTAGATGTCCAGAATCCAGGCGTTAGTGGAGGCCCCGCTCGCCCTGTAGATGATCCTACTCAATATCCATCTACAAATACTGGTACACCAACAAATACTCAAAATCCAGGAGGACCAGTTCGTAAATTTAAACAAGATTATAAACCTAATAAAGAATATATAAACAATATTCCTAATAATGGTGATGGAGAATTATGGTACACATTAGATATAACTAATCTAGATGTTGAAAATCCAAGTGTATTAGGAGGACCAGTTGCAGATAATACAACTCAATATCCTCAATTTTCATCCGGAACTCCAAATATTTTTACTAACAATCTAGGTAGTGGCCCATTTATCAATTCAGGTGCTCCACCTAATCGTTTTAGTCATCCTTATTATCCTCAATATACTTATTTATTTAATTTACCAAATGCAGGTTCAGGTGTATTAGCAAATACACTTAATATTACAAATTTAGATGTTGAAAATTCAAATGTTCAAGGTGGTCCATTAAGTGATTTTACTACAAATTATCCTGTATATACAACTGGTACTCCTACTTCTGCATCAAATTATAGTATATGGAATGGAGGATCAGGTACATCTGCTAAAAGATTTAATCCTAGATATTCTCCTAATAATGAATATATAGTATCAAATCCATTTAATACAGGATTTTTATTATTTGGCGGTGAATTAATAAATAGTTTAGATATAACTAATTTAGATATTGAAAAACAAGGAGCATTTGGTGGTCCAAATACAGACATTACAACTCAATATTGGCAAGCTCCATTAACAACAGGAACACCAACATCCCAATCAAACTTTAACTTAACTTCACCATTTGTTTCAGGAGTTCCTCCTAAACCATTTACTCATCCTTGGACAAATACTTCAACATATTTAAATTCAAATCCAATAGCAATTAATGGAAGTGGAAAATTAAAAGATACTTTAGCAGTTACTAATTTTGATGTAGAAGATCCTAGTGTTTTAGGTGGACCATTAAACGATACAAGTACAATTTATCCTGCGGCTAATGTAACTCGTACCTCACCAATTAGAGGATGGTTTGCTGAACCTTCACAACCACCAAGTAACTTTAATCATACATTTACTCCAACAAACACATACGAAAGCTTTATTCAAGCTTATGCTTAGCAATATTTATAATAAAAATAAAATATGGCACTTCTAGATAAATTAACATTACAAGGATCAACATATTCTTATGGTAATGGCCAAACACCCCAAACAAATCCATTAGCAACACAACAATCAAAAATGCATGCTGATGGGAATACTCCTGGTTACTCAGTAAGTGGAAATGATTTTGGAGATGTTAACTCAGCTTATCAAGCTTATAATGATGGAGTAGGAAATGTATTACCAATGCCTTCATTATTAGATTTAAACGGTACAACTCCTCCTACTTATTCTAACAATGGTCCTGCTGAAGGACATTATTAAAAAAATAAAATATGCCTTTAATAGATCTTAAAACAAATCTAAAAGATCTAAAGTATGGACACGATCAACGTGATGGAGTAAGTAGTAATCAACCGTTTGTTCCAACTTTAATTCCCGCTAATGAAGATCCTTTAGCAAATAATTACCTCCCAAAAGGTATTTTTCCTAGCTTCGAAGCGAGTGGCTTTATTAATCTAAAAAAAGATAATTTAGCTAACACTGCTATAAATGTAGGAGCAGGAGCAATAGGTGGAGCAATAGTTGGAGGATTAGTAGGAGCCCCAGCTATAGGAGCTTTAGTAGGATCAGCAGCTGCAGGTGCAGTTGGAATAGGTTCTACTTTTTCAAATCAAGACATTGAAGTAGGTTTAAAAGTTACCACTTCTGGATTTCAACCAGTACCAGCTTCATCAGGAACTGGTGGTCCTGATTTTTTAGTTAGAGGAGGTTTATTATTACCAACTATTGTATCTAAAGATGCAGCTAGAATGTCTAGATTTTTATCTAGTCAAAATGGTCTTTTCTTTGTTTTAAAACAACAACTACTTTCAAGGGTAAGTACTAGACCAGAATACGCAGGTCAAGGTATTGGAGGTTTATTAAATGATAGTGTATATAATCCACTTAGTACAGTTTTAGGAGCAGTAGGTGCTCCATTTGGATTACATACAAATAAACAAGGTTTAAATCCACTTGCAGGAATATTCAGAGAATATACTCCTGATCGTTATTATTCTTATATTACTAATGATAATAATGAAATTAAAAATAATCCAAGTGAAACATTAAGAAATAGATTATACTCTTTATATAATCTTAAATTATTAAATGGAAAACCTAATAAATTTACTCGTAGAAATGATGTATCTGGGGATTCAAATTTTATAATATCATATCAAGGAGGACCAGGATCTGTTTTAGGTATAGGAAGAACTAGAATAAAATACGCTACAAATCAATATGATAGTACTTTATCAGTTAGACAAGCTATAAATCCATATGGTACTACTTTACATTATAATAATTTATTTGTAGCATCTGAAAATACTCATGTTCAAAATTCAAGTTTAACAGGTACTGCAGTTGTTGATTTTAGAAAATTATTAAGACAAAATGGACAAATACCTGATGTACCTCCATATGAACAAAATAGAGTAGAAAAAAGAGTTAATTTAGGAGACCCGGGTAACCCAAATGGAAAAGTATTAGCAAGTTATTATGCTGGATTTGCAAATGATATTGATATATCTTATGGAGCAGCTTCTCCAAATTCTTATGATAAAATAACATCTTTACCTATATATAGAACTACACCTGATAGCACAGAATATAATCTTTATTCTGATTTAGTTGATTTTAGAATAGGAGTTATTGATAATACATCTGGAGATATAGACAATGTCCATTTTAGAGCATTTCTAAATTCTATAAATGATAACTATGATGCAAATTGGAATACAATAAAATATATAGGAAGAGGAGAAAATTTCTACACATACAGTGGGTTTGATAGAAAAATTTCATTATCATGGACTGTAGCCGCTCAATCAAAAATTGAATTAATTCCAATGTATAAAAAATTAAATTATTTAGCTTCATTAACTGCTCCTGATTATGGTAAGTTTGGATATATGAGAGCTAATATAATTCAATTAACCATTGGAGGATATTTATTTAATCAACCTGGATTTATAAATAAAATAAGTTATGAAATTAGTGAAGATACAACTTGGGAAATAGGTATTGATAATGATTTTAGTGATTCAACTTTAGAAGCATTCACTGACGGATATGTTAGACAATTACCTCATATGATTAAAGTTAATTTTGAATTTACACCAATCCATAATTTTGTACCTAGAAAACAACAAAACTCCTATGGAGATAGTTCAACAAATAATTTAGGACAAGTTACAACTTATGGAAATGAACAATTCATATCATTAGCAGATTCAGACGGTAATTTATATAATGATCCAAATGTAAGTACAGAAGTAGATAAAAAATTATATAGTTTTAATGGGTTACCATTGAAAAATGATCCATATGCTACTAGTGATGCAACTGCAGAAGCAAATGCTATTGCTTTAGGTAGACAAGCTAATCAAACAACTATATCAAGTATAATGCAATTCACTCCAGGTACTGATGATGGTGGTGGTGGACCTCCTCCTGAAATACCTTTACATGTTGAAACAAAACCTACACCACCAATAACTACTCAAGATGTATTTATAGATAGTGGACTTGGACCGCTTAATGAAGGAGTAGGACCTCTAGAATCTAGAATTGGTTTTTAAAATATAATAAAAATGAATAGATATCAAAATATACCTAAAACATTTATAGATAGAAGACAATGTTATCAAACAACAAAGTACCCAGAGGTGCCTCTTTCAAATGATGACATATATTTATATACGACTCAAGGTGATAGATTTGATATGTTATCTTTACAGTATTATGGAGATCAATCATTGTGGTGGATCATTTCTATAGCAAATACAGCAATAGCAGGTACCTCATTACCATCAGATTTACCACAAGATTCATTGGTGATACCTGAAGGATCCCAAATTAGAATCCCAGCAAATTATCCTGGAGTCTTAAATAGTTTTAAAATATTAAATACATTATAATATGAATCTTTTTGGTGAAGGTTTTCCTAAAGAAATAAATAAACAAATTGATGTTAGACAAAAAGTTCATGCTTTAGGATTCAACGGAAGTAGAACCACAGATAGTCATCTTTACAAAAATGCTAACTCAGCTTGGTGTAAATTAATTTCTTCAACTAACATAACAAATTTTAACTCTTTAGTAAATACTAATATTTCTACTTTAGGATATCCACTTGGTGATGATTTAGCTAGAAAATTTATTTTATTTAATGGAACATCAACAGATGTTAATCCTAATAATAGAGCAGGATTTGGATTTGGAGATAATAGTTATGCTTACACATCTTGGGGAAAAGTAGCTAATGGAAGTGCAGATTTTGGTTTTAGACCAATGGCTGGTATAACAGGTGTAAGTGTTAAACATAAAAATAGAGGTACAATTAGAGCTGCTACCGTTAATATTAAAGCATGGGATAAAATTTCATTTGAAATTATAGATGTTTTATATTTACGTTTAGGATTTTCTGTTCTTTTAGAATGGGGAAATTCAATGTATTATGATAACAATGGAAATTTACTTAAAAATGAAGATAATAGTTTAGCAGATGAATTTTTAAATGGTACTGGCACCTATTATAGTTTTTTAGACAAAATAAAAGCCCAACAAATTAAATCATTTGGAAACTACGATGCAATGTTTGGTAAAGTTACAAATATGCATTGGTCATACCAACCAGATGGAAGTTATGATATAGCTTTAGACTTAATTAGTGGAGGAGATATTATTGAATCTTTTAAAGTTAAAGGAAAAGCATTATCAAGTACAGCTAACCTTCCTACCACTTCAGCAACTACATCAGTAACTTCATCAGGTTTAGATAATCCTGATATAGATAAAGTTTTAGCAACATATGCTAAAAGTAGTGATATAGCTTATTATCTTTATGGAAAAACTACTGAATTAGTAAATAATGGTATAACTCCAACAGGAGTAACTACTGTTTACATGTATAATGGTAAGCCTGTTCCTTATGTATTAAAAAATTCAAAAGGAGATGGAGAAGTAGTTAGAATGTTTCCAATGGTGGTTAGTGGAGTTGGTGCTAATGTTAGTCATTATTTTATTAGACTTGGTGACTTTTTAGAATTTATCCAAAATAAAATTTTATATGTAATTAAAAATAATGGAGGAAGTGTTCCATTTTTAAAAATAGATACAAATACTGAAACTAATTTAATGCATGCTCCGGATCAATTATTAAGTTATGATCCTAGAGTTTGTATGGTTAGAAGAGATGTTCATTTTCCTGAATCAGTCCCACCTGCTCCCCCAGCAAATACCAATACAACTACAAATACAAATACAAATGCTGTTAATACCACTACTGGTATTTTTAATCGAGTATCTGGAGCTCCAAATTTAGGTGTACCACCTCCTGGATCTTCAAATTCTACGTATTTAGCAGCACAAGGTACTCCTACTCCTGCAGCAAATAACGGTACACCACCCCCAGCAGCAGTTCCGGTTACATCATCTTTTGAAGAATATTTTTCTCACCCATATGGAGATTCAACATATGAAGATACAAATAATATAAATCAATTTTTAGTTGGTTCAAAATTAGATGATGTAGGTAAAATAATGAATATCTATATTAATTTTAGATTTATTATTACAAAACTACAAGTATTATCCGATACAGATACTAACACAGTTACTTTATATGATTTTTTAAAAGATTTAGTATCTAATATTAATAGTGCTTTTGGTGGATATAGTAAACTAGATTTATGGATTGATGAAGAAAAAAATACTCTTAAAATTATAGATCAAAATCCATTACCATCTAATAAAGCAGCTTTAGACTATATAGGATCTGCTAATAAAGAATTAGCATATTTTAATCTTACAGGATATGCAACTTTTGATGAACTAGATACCTCAGGCAAACCAAAAAAAGATGCTAATGGTAATCCAATACAATTTTCATATGGTGGATTTATTAGAGACTTTAAATTTAATACAGAATTAACTCCTGATTTTGCTACAATGATAACTGTTAGTGCTACTAATCAAGGAAATGTAGTTGGTGAAAATAATACAGCTTTATCTTTATTAAATAGAGGTTTAAAAGATAGATTTAAAGAAGAAGTTAATGGAGGAGGAAAACCAGTAGTTAAAACAACCACTGTAGCAGATTTATTACAAAATTATAAAGACGCAGAAAAAGAATACTCAGATTTCCTTGATGGATTAAAAGATTATTTATATAACGTATATAATAACATTTATCTTCCTGAAGAAATAGATGATTATAAATCAGCATATACTGTATTTTTACAATTATATAAAAAATACGAACAGTCAAAAACAGCATATGAAAAAGGTACAAGCTCAGCTACTACCCCATCATCAAATTCTAAATTCCAACCTGGAACTGGATTTATACCTTTTAATTTATCATTAACAATGGATGGTTTATCAGGTATGAAAATAGGTACTAAATTTTTAATTGATACTACATACCTACCTTCAAATTATCCTGATACTGTTGATTTTCTTATTAAATCATTAAACCATGAAATAAAAGACAATCAATGGACTACAACTATTGAATCATTCTGTATTGCTCAAGGTAATGATAGTAATAAAACCAAAATTAAAACTAAAGGTAAAAAACGTACTGCACCAACCCCATCTCCAGGTGGTGGTGGTGGAGTAAATAACGGATCAAATCCACCAGCAGCAGCTGCATTTACTGGAACATTACCTATAGCATTAACAGATGGTACATATATAAGAGCTTCTACTCCAAGATTAAGAAAAGTTGTAAAACAACAAGCAGATTATCAATATCAAGTAGCCGGACAATCAGAAGGTAATTGTACTGGATGGACAGGAAGAATTGCCCATTCATTAAAACCAAGTATGGATGCTGGAGATATATTAGTTGATAATACCCAATATGCTGGAATTAATGGTAAAGGTAAGTATGGAAGTGCAAAGGGTAAACCTGGTCCTTATCCATTATGGCAACGAACACAACCATCAGGCAGATCTACTGAATTTCACCAAAACCTAGTAGCATCAGGTATGTATGATGAATATTTAATAGGAAGTGGTATAACTAAACCTCAAATGTATGATATATTACAAAACAAACTAAAATGGAATTATGGGGATGTAGTTCAATACTATTCCACCCCAGCTGTTGCAGGTACACTTATGCATGGTCAATTTTGGACTGGGGATATATATCAAAGTAATCCAACCAATGGAAGAGGATGGTCAACTGATAAGAGAAACAATTGGAATACATCTTTTGTTTATCGTAAATATGGTAATAGCTATACTTATACTCTTTATGTTATGAAAGTTAAACCTGCTTATCTTGTATAAAAATGGCATATTATCCTCTATCCCAAATAGTAACTAATTTATACACTGGTGGTAATGAATTTACTTTCAACTCAGATGGAAGTGGTGAATATATAGGTTATTACTGGAAAAATTCCAAAGGAGAATATTATACTGGTAAAACTCCCCAAGATACTCCTATATCAAAATTATATCCTATTGTTATTCGCCCTGATCGAATTACTAATCAAGTCACGGTATGGAGTCCTGAACCTATTGGTACTGAAGAAACAGATTTAGTTACTGATTACAATAATATAAAAAAAGTAGATGTGTTCCAAGAAACATATGCTCCTATGTATATGTCTAATCCTCCAACAGATAAAGATTATCAAACAGGAGAATTTAGAAGATATTTTTGTAAAAAAATAAATGAAACTATTTATATTGAAATTGATAAAGATCAATTTGATTTATTAAAAAATAAAGACGCTAAAATAGCTTACGAATTTTATCAACCATTTGATATTCCTTGGAGATTAACTGGAGATAAAACATATGTAAATAATGTTAATTACAATATGGTTCAATTAATTATGTTTAAACAAAAATTACCTATGTTTAATAGATATATAAAAGATGATTACTTAAAATATTATAAATAATACGGCTTAGGACCCGTTATAGCTTCGGCTATAGAGCACTTCGAATTCGCTACTTGAAGTGCTCTTTTTTTAAAAAAATTTGGGCTACCAAAATATTTTTATTATTATTAAGTAAATAAAGGTTATGTTTTACATAGTAGAAACCCCCGAACAACTAGAAGAATTTTTTAATATAGGACACGACAAAGTGTTTATTGAACCTATATTGTATAATGATCGCGTTCATCCTGCTTTAAATCACATATCTTTACTTTATATTAAACCGCTAGTAAATGATAAAGGATACATACTGTGCCTTAATCATAATGAGGCATTAAAATTAAATAAAACGCCTATAACGAATTTACTTGCATCATATAAGGAGATATATGTTCGTGATAGAAAGTCGTTTATATATTTTTTTCCGTTGAAAAATACAATAGATATTTCATTTTACTCACCAGAATATATAGAACCTACTACGCCAACTCATGAAACATTTTATCAAAATCATGGTCATAGAGATAATGTAAATACAATTATCCCATTAACTAAACATTATGAAAAATGTGAATTGATTTTTGATAAAGTAAAAGATTATTTTAAAACAGACAACGCTAAATTTAACAATAAAGTAACTAGTGTATTCTTTGCAATTGAAAGAAACGGTATTAAATTAAATAAACAACAATTTGACAAACATTTCGAACTAAACTATGAACACTTTAGCATACAAGATGATACAATCTATACCCAGTACAATTTATATACTACAACTGGAAGGCCTTCCAATAGTTTTAATGGTATCAATTTTGCTGCCTTAGCTAAGGAAAATGGATGTAGAAAATCATTTATACCTAACAACAATAGATTTATTGAAATAGATATAAACGCTTATCATCCAACATTAGCAGCTCAATTAATTGGTTATGATTTTGGAGATGAAACACCATATGAATATTTTGCTCGAGAAGCAGAAATTGAAGTAAATGAAGCTAAAATATTAATGTTCAGACAGTTATACGGTGGTGTTTATAATGAATACAAATATATAGAATTTTTTCAATTAATTGAAGAACACGTAAATAAGTTATGGAAAGAATACACAACACATGGTTACATATCTTGCCCTATCTCAGGGCATATATTGACAAACGATATAAAAGATATCAATCCGCAAAAACTATTTAACTATACGTTACAAAATTTGGAGTCATCAACTAATGTTTGTATCGTATGGGACATCATTAAATTATTAAAAAATAAAAAAACAAAAATAGTATTATACACCTATGATTCTATTTTATTAGATTATCACGATGAAGATGATATTTTAGATCAAATAAAAGAAGTATTTAAAAAATATAATTTAAGAACCAAAACAACAAAAGGCTTAAATTACGACAAAATGGCATAATTTAAAATAAATTGTTTGGGACTTTTATATATTTATAATAAAATGAAAGAATGTTTAAAATGTAAAATATTAAAAGATATAAATGAATTTTTTAAAAATAAAAATAATAAAGATGGATATGCAAATTTATGTAAAATCTGTCAAAAAGAGATTAATAAATTAAGATATGATATTAAAAAAAATGAAATTAAATTAAAAACAAATAAATACTATCATGCAAATAAATCTTTTTTAAAAGAAAAAATAAAAAACAATAATATTAAATTTAAAACCCAAAATCCTAATTATGATAAAATTTATTATGAAAAAAGTAAAGAAAAAATAAATAAATATTATTATTCTTGGGTAGAAAAAAATAGAGAAAAGGTTAATGAATATCAAAGAAAATATCAAAAAGAATGGAATAAAAAAAATAAACACATTCAATTGTGGATAAATTTAATATCAAGGTATTTAAAAATTAATAAATGTGTAAAAAATAAAAATACTTTAAATGAATTAAAATTTACTTATAATGAATTTAAAGAAAACATTACTAGTAAATTTGAAAATTGGATGAGTTGGGAAAATTATGGAGATTGGGAGTTACATCATAATGTTCCTCTTTCATGGTTTAAAGAAAATACTCCTCCATATATTACTAATGATTTAAGAAATTTATACCCTTTAATTAAAAGTGAAAATAGAAAAATAAAAAATAAATATATTAAATATCAAATACCTAAAGAATATTTAGATTTAATAGCAGAATGGATAAAAAATGAATACACACCTAAGTTTAACATATCCTAGTCATATGTATGATTATATAAATGAATACAATTTGGATATGTCCAGTAATAGATTATTTGCTACGTTTACGCAGCAAGAAACAATAGATGATTTAATAAACAATTTATCATTAAGTTATGACATTATGTATAAAAAAATGTTTGTGTTATTTATAAAAAGCACAAATGAATATGTTATAAAGCACAAATGAATATGTTATAACATACAATGTAGAACAAGGAAATGTTAATTCAATTCCTGTTAATACAATTTTAGTACACCGAAAAAAAGAATCAAATACGTTATATACAATTAATGCTCTAAATGATTTAATTAAAAAATTAAACGGAGGAGTAGTTGACCAATCTTATAAAGTAAATTGGCAACATTATCGCAACTGCATTTTACTTACTCAACAAGGAGAAGTAAAACAATTGAATACAAAGATATTTAAGATTGTAGATTTATGATTAAACTAGTAGATTTATTAAAAGAAATTAATGAAGGAAAGCAGGTAGGCAACTTATACCATTTTACTCCTATTAAAAAAATTATTCCTATATTAGATTCTCAAATACTTCTCCCCAACTCAGAAAACCAAATATCAACAACTCGAAGACCAAATATGGATGTAAGTGGTTTTATGAAAATGCAAATGGGGAGGAGTAATATTATTCGTTTAACATTAGACGGAGATAAAATTAGTACTAAATATAAAATTCGTCCTTATGTATATTTTGATAATGAAGAATATCCCGAGGGAGAAGATTTAGGAGAAGAACAAATTATAGTGAATGGTGAAAATTTTCCTTTTTTACCTTATTTAAAAAGAATAGATATTTTTATAAACTCAGAAAAAAGTTATCAAAAAGAAGAAAAAATTATAAATGAAGTTATAAATTTATTAGATAAAATGAATATTCCTTATAATATCTATAAAGGAAAACCTTCATCTAATATACCATATGAACAATCAAAAGAAGGAGATCCTAAAAACATTAAATACATTCCTTTAAATAATTTACCGGATGATAGTATAATATCTAATGACATAACATTAAATAATATTTCTCATATCCCTGAAAATTTAACTGTAAATGCAAATCTAAATATTCTTGATTCTAAAAAAATAAAACTCCCAACTAAATTAACTGTAAAAAATAACCTCTGGATACTTAGATGTGGTATAACTTCCCTCCCAGAAAAATTAGAAGTAGGAGAATTGCAAATTACAAATACTCCTATTACTTCTCTTCCTAAAAATTTAATTTTTTCTAGTCCTAAAAAATCTAAACTTTCATTTTCTAAAACAAATTTATTATCATTACCTGATAATTTAACAGTTAATACTCTTTTAATTAATACTTCACCTATTAATTCTATTCCTAATAATTTAAATGTGAATTTTTTAGGTATAAATAATACTCCTTTAAACAAAAAATATACAAAAGAAGAACTTAAAAAAATAATTGAAGACAAAGGAGGAAAAGTAAATCGTATAGAAGATAATTTTTGGATTATATAAAAGAAAAGGTATTCCTAAAAAATAATAATATTCAAGATTATAGAACTATGATTAAACTAACTGATTTACTTTTTGAAGGAATAAATGATAATTATTTATATCATGATACTAGTTTAGAAAACTTACTAGGAATAATAAAAAATAATTTTGTTTTAGAAGGTCAAGAATATGTTTCTTTTTCTAGATATAAAAATATGCCTAATCAAGAATTTGATCCTGAGTTTGATGCTAAAATAGTTGTAGATAAAAATAAATTAAAGACAAAATATAAAATAGAACCATATGTAGATCCTTTAGATGATGAAGAGGAA